GGATCGGTGTAGAGGCATTCCAAAAACTTGCGTATGCCGGTAGGATGTCAGGGGTCGAAACTGAAAAATTGTCCGCGTCGTTAGTGAAGTTCGACAGAATGGTCGCCGAAGCTACCGGCGGAAATAAGACGTACATGCAGACGTTCGAGGATCTCGGTATCAAAATCAAAGACAGTGCGGGTAATCTCCGCCAGCCGAACGAGATTTTCGAGGATGTAGCCGATATTTTTCATAATACCGAAGACGGCATCGGAAAGACCGCTTTGGCGGTTGAATTGTTCGGCAAGTCGGGTGCCGATCTGATCCCTATGCTGAACGATGGCAAGGCCGGTCTAAAAGCGTTTTACGCCGAAGCCGAGCGTTTGGGACTTGCGTTAAGTAACGAGATGATTGCCAAGGGCGACGCATTTAGCGACCAACTCGAAAATATCGGAGAGCAGGTCAAAGGCGTTAAGTTACAGTTAGGTGCAGCACTGATCCCCGCATTGTCGGCGGCAACCGAAAAAATATCAAAGGTTATCGATAAGATAACAAAATGGGTACAGGAAAATCCCGAACTGGCCGCCACAATCGGCAATATAGCGATGACCACGGGTAAATGGATCGCTATATTAGGCACGGCTGCCATTGCGATCGGTAGCGTTGCTTTTATTATTCTACAGTTCCGAAAAGCATTTCGAGCGATGTCGGATGCTGTAACAATAGGTATTTCAATATTCAAAAATATAAAAAATACCTTTCTTGTGGTTGATAAGGCCATGAAAGGATATACGAAAACTCAAAAACTGGCCACAGTTGCCACAAAGTTATTTAATAAAGCATTGAAAGCAAATCCTATCTTAACCATTATCTCATTGATTATTGCACTTGGGGCCGTTGTGTATTCTGTCATCAAGAATTGGGACAAAATTGCCGCGTGGTTCAAAAAGTTGTGGGACGCTATCGTCGGGATATTCAAAGCGGCGTGGGAAGCGATCAAAAAGGTGTGGAGCACTGTAACGGGCTGGTTCTCGAACTTGTGGGGCGGGATCAAGGCCGGTGCGGGGAAAGCCTGGGAGGGTATCAAAAATACCATCAACAAGGCCCGCGAGGGAGTGCAAAAGGCATGGGGATCAGTGAAAGGCTGGTTCTCTAACCTTTGGGGTAACGTCAAGAGCGGCATTTCGAACGCATGGGGCGGGATCAAAGACTGGTTCAGCAACCTGCAACCCGTCGAATGGATGCGCGGCGCGTGGGAGAATGTGGGGACGTTCTTCGAGAACCTCGGCCCCCGCTTTTATGAGTGGGGCAAAAACCTATTGCAAGGGCTTTGGAATGGAATAACCTCTATGGTCGATAAGATTGTCGAGGGAATGAAGAATATCGGCCGCAGGATCGCCAACGGCTTCAAGTCTATTCTCGGTATCAACTCCCCGTCCCGTTTGTTCGCCGAATATGGTCTGAATATCACGCAGGGGCTGGTCGTTGGCCTTGATCGAGGGGGTGCAATCGTCGAAAATGCTACCGAGGGCGTGGCCATGCAAGCGACCCGTGGAATCACGCAGTCGATGCAGTCCACCACGATGAACGCATCGACCATTGTAAGCGGCGGGAACACCGGCCCGTCCATTACCTATGCCCCGCAGATTACATTCGCCGGATCGACTACGCGGGAAGCGCGAGACGAGTTCGGAAAAATGCTGAAGCAGCACGCGAACGAGATCATGGAGATGATCCGCCGCTATGAAGATAACAAGGCGCGTTTGTCCTTTACGTAACGATTGAGAGCCATGTTTGCACAACTCGGAGATCACATATTTCAAGGGCTGAAAACCCCCGTATCGACCAGCGAGGCGGACGCCGTAAAATACGGCCAAATCCCTCGGGTCAACGATAAAGACGCCATCCAACCGACCGGCGCCGAGCTGCGGGAGATCAGTTTGACGATCATGTTTTCGTCTGAATTTTGCGACCCGCAGACCGAGATATTCGCGCTGAAAAAGTCGATGCACGCTTTCGAGGTGCTGCCGTACATTACCGGCGACGGGCGAATCGTTGGGAAATTCGTTATTACGAACCTTGACATCGCCAACCAACAGTGTACAGCGGATGGATGGGTGGAGTTGGCAACCGTCACCGTGAATTTGCTGGAGAGTCCCGGCGAGGAGGAAGCGGCCCCGACTGGGCGGGCGTTGAGCAGTCAGAAGCCGATCGCGTCGGCGCCCGCTGCGCCGGTTCCAAGCCC